TATAAAAGGTGGTTGGGAAATAGGTCCAATATCATCTACAATAGATGCAGATTATTTATCAACACACTGGAAAAATGAGATAAGTACAATTGTCAAAAACTACGAAAAAAGCCAAGCGTCAGTTGACGATTTCTAAAATCATTCAACATCGTCAAGATAACCCATTTGATACTCTACAAGAAATAGGAGAAGCTTTTGGGTTTAGTAGGCAATATATCTATAAAGTCCTAAAAAAGAACAACATGCCAACTTTGCGAGTAAAAAAACGTAAAGTAAACTATTGTTTAGCTTGCAATGAACCAATACTAGTTGGTAATAGCAAAATTCATAAAGGTAAATGTAGGTTTTCGTACTATAATATTAAAATAGAATGTGGGTTTTGTAAGATACCTTTTTATAAAAAAAGATATAGAAATAATATTTACTGTAGTATGTCTTGCTTTAAGAAAGCTAACTCTGAAAAAGCTCTATCTAAATAATTGTGTTTTTATAAAAATTTGCTAATATTTAAGTATGGAAATTAATAACGAGCTGGTTGCCCAATGGGAGCCTAAAATTCAAAAAATGTCATCAAATTCTTACGTTGTAGGGTTAGATAAAGAAGATTTGGCACAAGAACTGAGAATAGCTTTAATAAAAGCAGCCCGTGCGTATGATGACAGCAAAGGAGCTATCTTCCATACATACCTACACACTTCTTTAGTCAATACAATTAGAACACTAATTACAAAAGCACAACGTAAACCTATAGCTAGAAGTATAGACCTTACTTTTGATGGGAGTAATACAATCCCCAAAGAAATTGCTGCAGCTATGGTTGAACCTAAAAACTACACAGAAGAAGTAGAAGCTGATATATGGATACATGCTCAAGGTTTGAATGAAAAAGAAAAGTTATTTTTAGAACTAAAGTTAGAAGGTCTAACTATGGAAGAAATTACAGAGGATTTAGGTGAATCAGCCTATAAGGTTAGACAGTCGCTTAGAGATAAGTTACAAGAATTGAAGGATAGAAATGCCGAGAAGGACGAGACGTAGAGGAAGACTGATACAGAAAAAAGATAGGGTGCGAATTCCACAAGAAACCTTTAGGGTTTTAGCAGAAAAACAATCTGATTTTTGGTTGGAAGCTGAGTTCAACACATTTGATGAAGCCAAAGACTTTATTGACAAAATTTCAACTAATGATATAAACTATTATATACATAATGAAAATAATAGAGTTTTATACACTAGAGAAGGAATATAATGTCGAGCCCCAGTTATGAATTTATAGAATCAGCTATCATATTTGGTATTACCGATTACGACAAGTTGAAAAACTTTACCTATCATTCCAATGATTTTGCTAAACATGGGGATGCCTTTAAGTTTTTAGGAGAGTATTTAGATAAGTATGATACTTTTCCCAGTGAAGAAGTTTTAATCGAGAACTTCCCATCATTGAATCCATCAGCAAAAACACAATCATTAGAATATGCTTTAGATATATTTAAAAATCAAGTGTTACAACGAGCTGTAGTAACAACGGTTCAACAACAAAGAGAATTGGTAAAGGAAAATCCTAAGCAAGCTTTATCAAATATAATGAGTGGTTTGTCTGACGTGGATTTAATTTATGACGAAGATATTCAGACCTATGATGATGGGGAAACAGATAGATTAGCCGAATGGAAAGAAAGAACCAGAAGACGTAAAATGGGTGATGGTCTTATGGGAGTGCCTACAAGCTTTAGTTTTATAAACCAAGCTGGTATTGGGTGGCAGCCCGGAGAACTAATAGCAGCATTTGCTCGTCCAACTATAGGTAAAACATGGTTATGCGTTCATTCTGCAGCAACAGCTGTTTATAATGGGCATAAAACATTACTTATATCTACAGAAATGCCTAATACTCAGATTGCGATGCGATTAGATGTAACCCTAGCTAAAATGATGGGGTATAATTTTTCTCACAGAGCACTAAGACACGGTGATGATATAAATGTTGATTCATATATAAAATTTTTAAAAGAATCAAACAAACATTCTTTATTGATTTGTGATGGTATTGCTGGTCAAACGGGTATATCTTTAGAATCAATTGCAAGTCTTATTAGAAAACATCACCCAAAGTTTGTTGTTATAGATGGGGTTTATTTACTGACTACAAAAGACACTGATAAGGCAGCATGGGAGCAATCTCATGGTATTTTCTATGGCTTAAAAAACTTAGCCATATCAACAAACACTCCAATTATGGTATCAACACAAGCAAACAGGGACGCAGAAAACGTTTACGTTCCACCATCAGCAGCACAAGTTGCTTTTGGGGACGCTTTGATACGTTCATCAGATGTGGCAGTAGCGTTAGCTAAGGTCGAACACCATGACGATAAAAGACTAGTTCAGTTCCAAAAGTATCGAGATGGTGAGTTAGCACAAGATAATCTGGTAATGCAATGGGGTGTAGACAATGGTACAATAAACGAAATCTCAGATTGGGATTGGGACGATGATGAATTTTAAGGAGGTATAACATGGGAATTTTATCATGGATTACAGGAGATAGCGAAGAAGACATTATAGTTACAACAGGAAGAAGTAAGGGTGCAGGTAAACCTGTAACTAATATTACAGTAGGTGATATACGGAAACGAAGAGTTGTAGACGAAAATGGCTTTGAAAATAAAGTAGTTATATTCCTAACAAAAACAAAGAAGCGTAGCTAATGGTAGACTGGTATTCAGCATTACTACGGTATGGCATAGATGTCGAACATGAGGACGAGGTTTTATTAAACTGTCCTTTTCATGAAGATAAAAGAAAATCATGTGCTATAAATATAGAAAAAGGGGTTTGGATTTGTTTTGCTGGTTGCGGACAAGGTAACCTAAAATCATTTCTACAAAAATATTCTGGTAAACCTTGGTCTGAAATAAATGCAGAATTTGAGGTTGAAGAATTAGACTTAGACCTATCTTTTCTAGATGAATACCAAAACACAGAAACTGAGAATGTATATGTAGAACCTGAAGATAAGAGAACAGTCCCATCAAATCATTGGATTTATGACAGAGGATTTTTACCTAGTTTAGTTAATGACTGGGGGTGCAAAGTAAACAAATTTTCTGACTTCATGATTCCAGTAAGGGACAATACGGAAAACTATGTAGGATGGATATACAGAAGACAAAATGCTGTACCTAAATATATGTTTTCAAAGGGGTTTAGGAAATCACAAGTGCTATTTGGGGTTGATAAGATAAACAATTTCAGTAAGTTATTTGTGGTCGAAGGAGCTTTAGATTGTATGTGGTTGCATCAATATGGTTACCCAAGCGTAGCTATATTAGGTGCTTCCATATCAAAAAAACAATTAGAGTTGATTAGTTCTTTGAATCCTTCAGAAGTTGTGTTATCATTAGATAATGACACTGCTGGAGCTAAGGGGATGTCTAAAGCGACATTTGACATGAAAGACAGATTTCTGTTATCATATTTAAGGTTACCAAAAAAATATAAAGATGTTCAAGAGATTCGTAACAAAGATGTTTTGGACAGGGTGATGACAAATACAACAATATTTTAAATAGGAGAAAAGCAATGAGTGGAATTGCAAAAATTCAAAAGAAAATAGATGACTCTAGAAAACCAGTTACTTCTGGAACTGCACCGGGTCGAGAGTTATGGTTCAAAGACGGAGACCAAGTGTTTCTATCTTCCATAGCTACTGGGGCAGAGGATGACAAGTTTCTAGATGAAATTTATTTATACACATTACGGGTAGGTAATGGTTTTACCAACGTCTTAAAAGACGATAGGGTAGATACTAGTGCTATCCCGTCTGAAAATTACCCATCTCATAAGTTTGCTATATGGGCATATGTGCACAATGTGATTCATACAGAGAAACGAAATGACACTTGGGAAGAGGTTGAAGGACCAGCTGGTAAGAAAGTATATAGAGAAGATGTGAACGACTTTAAAATCATATCTTTGAACTTTGGTCGAAGTGACTATATATGGAATCAGCTAGTAGATGTGTATAGCGACTGGGGAGCACTGAACAAAGGTGTGATTAGAGTAAAGAGAACTGGACAAGGCATGTATGATACTTCATATTCAATTACAGCTACTCCGAAATCTGAAAAGATTCCAGAGGAAAAAATGGCTGAGGTTGATGGCTTACCACTAATCAAGGATTATTTCTTTGAGAGATATGGTACTTTCAGTG